TCACCGCGAGGTTGCCGCACGCGCATTGGCCGCCTGGCAGTCCCGCCTCGACCACTTCTTCGAGCGCGCGAAGGAGCGCCTGCGCAAGTCGAACAAGGCCCGCGCCGACGAGAAACCGCCGTTGCCGCCGCTGCCTGCCCTGACCTTTGAACAGTGGAACGCCGACCGGATGGCCACCGGAGTTCCGCCGGAAAAGGCGGAGGCCTTCCGCCGGAATTCCGCCGGGGCCGTTGCCGGAATTCCGCCGGAAAAGGCTCTTAAGGGAGAAGGAACGGAAGGGAGAAGGAACGGAGAAGAAAGAGATAACAGCCAGCAGCCTTCCGCTCCTGACGGAGCGGGCGCCGAGGCGCCGCCGGAACCGCCCGCCGATCCGCCTGCCCTGGTGCTGGCCGAAGCCCCGCCAGAACCCGCCGACGTGATCTTCGGCCTCGGCCTGCCCCTGCTGACCGCTGCCGGCGTCAGCGACCGAAACACCCGGTCGATGCTGGGCCTGATGCGCAAGACCCACGGCGACGCCGCCGTGATCCGCGCCCTGCAGCGCTGCGCCACCGAGAAGCCGCTGCAGCCCGTCGCATGGCTGCAGGCCGCGCTGAAGGCGCCAGGCGGCGGCGCCGCGCCCACTCCACCGAAGGGCGACCGCATCGCCCTCGGGAACATCGACACCGTGCGCAAGTTCGCCGAAAGGACCATGCCATGACCGACCGCAAGCGCCTGCTCGCCACGCTGGCCGCCGTCTACGCCTTCTACGAGCGCGAGATCACCGAGCTGGCCTGCCAGTTCTGGTGCGAGGACATGGCCGAGTACCCGGTCGAGGCCGTGGAACGCGCGTTCGCAGCGCACCGCCGCGACCCCGAGCGCGGCCAGTTCCTGCCGAAGCCGGCCGACATCATCCGCCACCTGCAGGGCGACTCGACGCAGCGCGCCATGCTGGCCTGGGGCGAGGCCGTGGAGTGCGCCCGCAACGGCGGCGCCGGATACCTGCGGCTGCCCGAGCCGACGAAGGCCGCGCTCGACAGCCTGGGCGGCATGCTGGCCCTGCGCCGGGCCGACGACACGCAGCTGCCGTTCCTGCAGCGGCAGTTCATCGCCGGCCACAAGGCCGTCGTCCACCGCCAGGACGCGGACGCCATGCTGCTGGGCACGGCCGCGACGGGGCTGCTGCAGTGAGCACCGCCTACCGCTCCCGCGACCAGCGCGTGGCCGACGACTACCTCGGCAGCTTCGCGGCCTGCAGCAAGTGCCGCCAGCCGACCGAGCACAGCGAGCTGGCCACCTTCGGCGCGCAGTGCCGGCCGTGCTTCGCCACCTACTGCGCCGAGGCCAACTCGGGCACGCCGCCGCCGCGGACGCCGGCCGAGCGCCGGGCCGTGCTGCAGCGCCTGGAGCGCAGCGCCGGCGGCATCAGCCGCAACCACGCGGCCGAGCGCGTCAAGGCGCTGCGGAACCTCGAGGCCAGCGGCAAGCAACTCGGCGGCGCCCAGCTCTGGGTGCTGGCGTGCTGCGAGCAGAAGCTCGGCATCGGCCCGGCCATCCCCGAGGACGCGCCGGCATGAACAGCGCCCAATCCGCCGCCCTGGAAGCCCGCCGCAGTGGCGTGGCCGCGTGCGTGCTCGACGCCATGACGGACGCCGAGACGGCCGAGGCGATGGGCGTGCACCGCCACACGGTCGAGCGCGACGTGCGCGAGCTGCAGCGCCGGCACGAGGCCCGCAACAGGGTCGCGCTGGCGCTGGCGCTTGACCGGCTGCGCTTCGCCGAGACGTTTTCCACCCCGAAGGAACTCCCGCTGTGATCGTCATCGGAATCGACATCGGCCTGACCGGCGCCGTGGCCGCCGTCGACAGCCGCGGCACCGCCTCTGTGCGCGACCTGCCGCTGATCGCCGACGGCAAGCCCCGCAAGGTGACGCGCGCCGGCAAGGCCACGACGATGCAGCCGATGCGCCTCGACGGCCGCGGCCTGCTGCTGCTGATTCGCGAGTTCGTCCCCATCGGCGAGGCCGCGCTGATCGTCTTCGAGGACGTGCGAGCACGGCCCGGCGGCAACGGCGACGAGCACGGCAACACCATGCACAGCCAGGGCAGCATGATGCGCAGCCGCGGAATCGTCGAGGGCGTGGCCGACATCACCCGGCTCGACGTGCGCGTCGTGCAGCCGCAGACCTGGAAGCGGCACTTCGGGCTGATCGGCAAGCCGAAGACCGCCAGCGCCGAGACCGCGCGCGGGCTGTTCCCGCTGCTGGCCGCCGAGCTCAAGCGGGTCAAGGATCACAACCGGGCCGAGTCGCTGCTGCTGGCCAAGTGGGGGCAGGGGGTGCACTCGTGACCCTCGTCTGCGTCCCGATCGGCTCCGGCAACTGGCGCGAGGCCCGCATGGTCTACGACGGCCGCCGGACGGGTCCGATCGTGGCTCGCGTGGGCGAGACGTTCACGGTGGCCGGGGTTACTTGGCGGGTGCGGAGGGTGGAGCCGTGAAGTGGAGCGAGGGCAAGATCGCGCGCGCCATCGCGCTGCAGACGCTGGCGCGCAAGTGCGTCGTGCTGGTCGACCGCTGCAACTGGACGGGCCACGAGTGCGACGTGCTGGCCGTGACGACCGACCTGCGCATCATCGACGTCGAGGTCAAGATCAGCCGCGCCGACTTCAAGGCCGACGCGCGGAAGGACAAGTGGTGGCGCACGGCGCCGTGGGCGTGGAACGAGCCCAGGCCGGCGCCTCAGCACCGCGACTGGCCGCCGAAGGTCTGGAAGCACTACGTCGTCATGCCGCGCGACCTGTGGGACGACGCGCTGTTCGAGTTCATGCCGTCGCCGGCCAGTGGCCTGCTGCTGGTGAGCGAGCAGCGCGGCAGCTCGACGCCGGTCGCCGTGCACTGCGCGCGCCGCGCCACGCCGAACCGCGACGCCGGGCGCCTGCAGCCGGCGCAGGTCATGGACATCGCGCGGCTGGCGAACCTGCGCATGTGGGATGCCTACCAACGCGGCGACGCACTGGAGGCCGCCTGATGCCCGCCGCCCGCCTACCCGACGGCCGCGAGGTCGACACCGCTTCCGACGAGTGGCGCCGGCACTGCCTCGCCAGATGGGAAGCCGCCCAGCCCGAGTGCAACCGCCACGTAGCGAACCTGCAGCGCACCCGCGGCGCAGAAGCCCGGCGCGAGTACCTCGCCACCCTGGAGCGCGCCGACAAGTCCATGGCCGACCGCGTGCGGGTGGAGTTCGCGCGCTGGTGGGACGCCGAGCAGAAGCGCCGCGCCGCGGCCCGATCAACCCCCACCGGATGACCCGCACAGACCGCCAGATGCTGCTGTTCACCGACCTGCCGATCCCGACGGCGCCGCCCGCTTCACCCCCGCCGAAGCCGGTCAGGCCCTGGCGGGTGGCCGTGCAGGTGCTCGCTTGCCTGCTGCAAGTGCCGATCCGGGCGCCGCTGCGGGCTCTGGAGCGCGACGACCTGCCCGACCCCGAGGCCCTGCCGGTGCGCCGGATCGTCAGCGCGGCAGACGCGCCTCCGGTGCACACCGTGGCCGTGTCGAGCATCTTCGGCCTGGCCGCGACCGTTCAGAGCCTGAAGCGCGGCCGGTTCGGCGCGGCAGAGCAGTTCGAGCCGGCTCCGTACCGTGTCGAGCGGGACTACGCGACCGGGGCCGTGCGGGTGATCAGGCAGCGGCCCGAGGAAACGCCGGAGTGGCAGGAACGCGAGAGGGTGCGGCGGGCCAAGCAGCGGCCGCCGAAGCCGACGGCGAAGGCGAAGACGCGAGGCAAGAAGGTGCGGGCATGGGACGGAGAGGGAACCGATGACTGAAGACGACGACGCACCGGCCCAGGCCGCAGAGCCCGGCCAGCAGCCCGGGGCGAAGCCGCTGCGCATGCCGCGGCACGAGCTGTTCGCGCAGGAGCTTGTGGCCGGCAGCATGAAGACCGAGGCCTACATCACGGTGTACCCGCACGCCGCGGCATGGAAGCCGGCCAGCGCCTACGTGAAGGCTTCGATGCTGGCGGCCCGTGACGACGTGAAGGCGCGCGTGGCCTACCTTCAGGAGCAGGCCGCCAGCGAAGCCGTGTTCACCCGGGCGCAGCACCTGGCGCGGCTGAATGTGCTGTCGCTTGACGCGCAGCGGTCGAAGGACTTCACGGCCGCGGTGCGGGCCGAGGAAAACCGCGGCAAGGTGGCCGGCTTCTACGTCGAGCGAGTGGAAGCCTCGGGCCCAGGCGGTTCGCCGCTGCTGCCGAGCGTGATCCAGCTTGTGGGGCCCGATGACGGTCGCAAAGCTCCAGATCCCGCCTAAGCTGATCCCGGTCTTCACCGGCCCGGCGCGCTACCGCGGCGCGCACGGCGGCCGGGGCTCGGCGAAGACCCGCACCTTCGCCCTCATGACGGCGGTGCGCGCCTACATGGCAGCCCAGGCCGGGCAGCGCGGGCTGATCCTCT